GGTAGTCGCGCGCCGCTGACTTTTTCTAGCGACAGAATTAACATGAACTAAATTCATGATCATGCAATCAACTTTTTTGTGTATAATCAAAAAACTTGACACAGGAGGTTATATGGCAAGCACAGGAGGAGTTAAGCTGGGGTCGAGCTACGATGAAGCTCGCACTAGGAAAATCAACGCTGAAGCTCAAATAGCAGAGCTTGAACTGGCTAAGGTTAGAGGTGAACTCGTAATCGCTGAGGATGTCGTAAAGGCATGGGATGATATATTGAACGCGATCAAGGGTAAGCTCTTGAGCATACCGACAAAGGCTGCGCCGATAGTCTCATCTGAGATGGACGCTGCGATCTGCCAAACGATCTGCGAAGACCTTATCAATGAAGCATTAGAAGAGTTGAGTAACTATGACCCGAAAATCGACCCGACAAGAACGACAGCAATTGGTTCAGCATCTGAAGAAGGCGATACAGACACTAAAGCCGCCACCAAGACTCCGCGTAAGCGAGTGGGCAGACCAAAGAAGACGACTGGACTCACAAAGTAGTTCTGAGCCTGGTCGATGGCATACATCAAGGGCTGAGTATCAAAGAGGTATCATGGATGCCTGTTCAGACCCTGAGATCAAAGAAGTGGTTGTCATGGCCGGTGCTCAGTTGGGTAAGTCTGAAGCATTGCTCAATATCATCGGATATCACATAGATAATGACCCTTGTCCGATTCTGATGTTGCAACCTACTCTGGATATGGCGCAGTCGTTCAGTAAAGACCGAATTGCTAATGGCCTTCTTAGGTCAACGCCTTGTCTACAGGGTAAAGTCAAAGACCCTAGATCTAGAGACTCTAACAACACTACGTTACACAAGATCTTTCCTGGTGGAGCCATCTCTATCGTCGGTGCCAACAGTCCGTCAGGTCTAGCGTCTCGTCCTATTAGGTTAGTCTTATGTGATGAGGTTGATCGTTATCCTGCATCTGCTGGTTCTGAGGGTGACCCGATTCAACTGGCTAGAAAGAGAAGCGCGACATTCTTTAATAGAAAGATCGTCATGGTATCGACTCCCACGAATAAGGATGCGAGCCGCATAGAGGATGCGTTTGAGAAGTCAGACAAGCGATACTTCTACGTGCCTTGTCCACACTGTAAGCATGAGCAGACCTTGAAGTGGGCTAATGTAAGATGGAGCGATAACGATCCTGAAACTGCTCAGTATATGTGCGACGAATGCGGAACTCTTTGGACTGACTCTGATCGACGATGGTCTATCCGCAATGGGCAGTGGTTAGCTCAAGATGAGTTCAAGGGTGTTGCTGGATTTCACATCTCAGGTCTTTACTCACCATGGACTCCATTGTCTGAAGGTGTCCGAGACTTTCTTAACGTCAAGAAGAACCCAGAACAACTGCGAGTATGGACGAACGTATATCTTAGTGAAAGCTGGGCCGACGAGGGTGAGACTATAGACGACTACTCTTTGGCAGAGCGTAGAGAAGCGTTTGAAGAGATACCGCAAGAAGTTGTCTTTCTTACGGCTGGTGTCGATGTCCAAGATGACAGATTGGAGATAAGCCTAATCGGATGGGGGAGAGATGATGAGTCTTGGGTGATTTCTCATGATGTTCTTTACGGAGATCCGTCAACTCCACAATTATGGACATCTTTAGATTCTCAGTTGATGAGAACATACGATACAGAAGATGGCCGTCAAATAGCTATCAGGGCTAGTGCGATAGACTCAGGTGGTCACTTCACTAACACAGTCTATCAGTATTGCGTCAAGAACTACTCTAAGCGAGTCTTTGCTATCAAAGGTGTTGGCGGTGAAGGCAAAGCGATAGCAGGTAAGCCATCCAGGAACAACGTTGCAAAGTGTAGGCTTTTCCCGATTGGCGTTGACACTGCAAAAGATCTATTATTTGCAAGAATGCGAATCAATGAAGAAGGCCCAGGTTACATTCACTTTAACAACAAGTTGAATGACGAATACTTCCGACAGCTTACGGCTGAGAAGATTGTAACTAAGTTCGTAAGAGGGTATAAACGAAGGGTGTTCCAGAAGATTCGCCCAAGGAACGAAGCGTTAGATTGCATGGTGTATGCTATGGCCGCATACGCTATAATTAATATCAATGTCAATAGTATTGCAAATAAGATAGAATCTAGGGCAGAAATAAAACCGGAAGTCGAGCCTGAGCAGCCTAAGCCATTTATGAGGCAGCAAACAAGAAGGCCACGGCAAAACTATATTAATGCATGGCGGTGAAATGGCAAATCTATTTGATCGTGATAATTACCCGCAACAAGAGCCTGAGACACTTGTTGTAGGTGATCGATGGGTCTGGAAAAGACCAGATCTTGTTTCTGACTATCCCACAGCATCGTACGCTTTAACGTACGAATTTCACTGCGACTCAGGCGGCGGTGGAAGTCATCAATTTACTATTACTGCTACCGAAACGACTGACGCTTATATAGTAGAGGTTGATTCGTCAACGACTGCTGCATATAGCGCACACGAGTATAAATGGTATGCTTATATAACCAGAAGTTCTGATTCAGAGCGTGTTGCTGTTGATAGCGGCATGAGCACATTGGTCGCTAACTATGCTGATACCAATGCAGATCTTAGGACTCATGCTAAGAAAGTCTTAGATGCGGTTCAGGCTGTTATTGAGAATAGGGCGACAATCGATCAGAGCTCTTTCAGTATTGCTGGCCGAAGTTTGTCAAGGATGTCTATTGATGAGCTTCATAGCCTAAGAGATAGATATGAGGCCAAATACAATAAAGAATTGCAGAAGGCTAAGATCAGAAATAACAAGCCTACTGGAAATACAATTGGAGTTAAATTCTGATGGCTTGGTATAACCCATTCGGACGTAAGAAAGAACAGCCAAAAGGTTCGCCCTTAAGCAGACGTTCCTACAAAGGAGCCCAAGGTGGTCGGTTATTTACCGACTTTTTTAGTTCTTCTGCTAGTGCAGACCAAGAACTTAGGCAAGCCCTTGTCACTTTACGCAATAGATCAAGAGAATTAGCCAGAAACGATGCGTATGTGGCTAGATATCTTAATTTACTGTCTTCTAACGTAGTTGGTCATAACGGAATCCGTCTTAACGTCAAAGCTAGAGACGAAAACGGTATGTTGGACGTTTTAGGCAACCAAATTATTGAGCGAGCATGGAAAAAGTGGACTCGGACTGGTAATTGTACTGCCGACAAAACAATGTCGTTCTTAGATTGCCAAAAAATGTTCATGGAAGCGCTCGCAAGAGATGGTGAAGTCCTGATCAAGCATTATCGTGATCCTTCGAGCGAGTTTGGCTACAGAATACAGTTTTTAGAGGCTGATCATCTTAACGAGACCAAAAATGAGCTTGCTGCCAATGGCAATAGGATCGTTATGGGCGTTGAGATTGACGAAGAAAACGTGCCTGTTGCTTATCACTTGTATAAGAACCATCCGAATGACGTTGGTTACGCACAGAGCAATCAAACGATCAGAGTTCCAGCAGAAGACATTATTCATGCTTATATAAGGCAAAGACCTGAGCAGAGACGAGGCGTTCCGTTCGTTGCGAGCGTAATGGCTAATATCAAGATGCTAAACGGTTATTATGAGAGTGAATTGGTCGCTAGTAGAGTCTCATCGGCTAAGATGGGCTTCTTTACGTCTCCCACTGGTGATGGTTATGTCGGTGATGACGTGCAAGATCAATATATGCCGATCATGAACGCAGAACCTGGGACTTTTGAGCAATTACCCGCAGGAATGGACTTCAAAGCCTTCGATCCTGCTCATCCTACGACAGCATTTGAGAGTTTCTCTACCGCAGTGCTCAGAAGCATCGCATCTGGGTTAAATATCTCTTATCACTCAATATCGAACGACTTATCTAGTGTAAATTACTCTTCTTTACGTGCAGGAACGTTAGAAGACAGAGATCAATACAGGATGTTGCAGACTTTTATGGTCGAGCACTTCTTAGAGCCTATTTACCGTAAATGGCTTGAGCTCGCTATGCTTAAAGATGCTTTGCCGATGCAAGTTAATAAGTATGACAAGTTTGCTGACAATGCATCGTTTATACCTCGGTCTTGGGGATGGGTTGATCCTCAGAGAGAGATGCAAGCGAACATCCAAGGCTTGCAGAACGGTATTGTTACTTATCAAGACGTTCAGGCTAACTACGGCAGAGACGTAGAAGAGTTGTTTGAGCAGCATGACAGAGAAAGCAAACTTGCTGATCAGTATGATATTAAGACTGCATTCCAGCCATTCGGATTAAAGACTCCGATAGATCCGTTAGTTGAAGGAGCTCCAGATGCCGAAGCCGACTAGCGGGATGAAAGAAGAGGCCAGAAAAGGTCTCGATTGGCGTAGCGAGTTTGGCCGAGGCGGTACTGAGGTTGGTATCGCTCGCGCTAGAGATATCGTGAATGATGCTGATCTTTCGGACTCTACCGTTAAGAGAATGTATTCATTCTTCTCACGTCATGAGGTCGATAAGAAAGCTAAAGGCTTTAGACCAGGTGAAGAAGGATATCCGTCAAACGGTCGGATAGCTTGGGCTTTGTGGGGTGGTGATGCTGGTTTTAGTTGGTCTAGAAAGCTAGTGAATCAGATGAAGAATGAAGAACGAGCCAAATCATCTGACAAAGGACTAAGCAATAAGGTCAAAGAGCATAACGATTCTGTTAAGGCATCCTATAAGAAAGTGAACTTAGGGATGTTGAGGAAAGTATACAATCGAGGCATAGGTGCTTATAAGACTAACCCTGGTTCTGTTAGACCGAGCGTAACCAGTCCTGAGCAATGGGCAATGGCCCGAGTAAATAGCTTTTTATATGCAGTAAGAAATGAAAAGTTCAGAGGAGGTAAACATGATACTGATTTATTTCCCGCTGGGCATCCGTTAAAATCGAAGGAAGAAAACAGGACAGAAGACATGGAAAGACACGTTGTTAATGTTCAGGAAACTGATGACTCTTTCATCATAGAGCTTGCAAAAGCAGAGGTGGAAGAAGATAGAGATTATGAGGCAATGGCTGAAGAGATCGAACGCACTGAAGATAAGGCAGAGATGGTCTACAGGACTATTGATTTATCTAGAGGCGCTGTCGATGAAGACAAGCGCATTGTTAGAATTGGTGTTTCTAGCGAGACACCTGTTGAAAGAGATTTTGGCTTGGAAGTTCTAAGCCATAATGAAGAAGACATTGATATGGAATTCATGTCTTCGGGTCGAGCTCCACTGCTGAACAACCACAAGATGGATGAGCAGATTGGTGTAGTAAGATCATTTTACCTTGACGAGACGCAGCGACGAACCGTTGCGTTGGTAGAATTTGGAAAATCTGCCTTGGCTCAAGAGGTTTTTGAAGATGTGAAATCCGGTATAAAGCAGAATATTTCTGTCGGATACAGCATCACAAGGATGGTTCGTGCTAAAGACGACGAAGGCAAAGAATATTACAGGGCAAGTTGGACACCGATGGAAGCATCGATTGTCTCTATCCCTGCTGATCCTTCAAAATTCGTTGGAGTTGGTCGATCCGCTGAAAAAACTTTAACCACTAAAAAGGTGACTAATATGACTGAAGAAAATCAAGTCGATGTACGCCAAGTGAGTGAATCAGCTAAGGCAGAGGCTCAGGCTTCTTTCACAGAGATTCTTGCACTTGGTAACCACCACAACCAACGTGATCTGGCTGACAAAGCCATTCAGCGTGGTTTGTCGGTAGAGCAATTCAAAGGTGAATTGTTGGAAACCATCGCTAACAACAAGCCGCTGGAAACTCCTGCTGCTGTAGTTGACGTTGCTAAGAGCGAACAGCGTGAGTATAGCTTAATCCGAGCTATCAAAGCTGCTTCATCTGGTGACTGGCGGGATGCTGGTTACGAGCGTGAAATTTCTGACGAGATTGCACATCGTTCCAACAAAGAAGCCCGAGGCTTCTATCTTCCTGCTAACATCAACTGGGGCCAGCGTGATCAAACTGCTGGAACTGATAGCCAAGGTGGATTCTTGGTTGGTACTGACCATTTGGCAGACCAGTTCATCGAAGCATTGTATGCTCGATTGACTATCACTTCTTTGGGTGCTCGCGTAATGCAGGGTCTGAAGGGCGATGTTGCTATTCCTAAGCTGTCTGCTTCTGTAACCAACTCAGCATTCGTTGCTGAAGGTTCAGCTCCCAGCGAAGGCGCAGCCACGTTCGCACAAGTGACAATGACTCCTAAGACACTGGCAGCTTATGTCGATGTGTCTAGAAGGCTCATCCAGCAGTCAGATCCTAGTGTTGAACAGGTTCTTCGTAACGACATCATCAATACTTTCGCACGAAAGATCGATGACGTAGCTATCGAAGGCGGCGCTTCAAATGCACCATCAGGCATCATTGCAAACGGCTCTACTAATGTCGTAGCTATGGGCACTAACGGTGCTGCGATCACTTACGCTAAAGTAGTTGAATTGATGAAGGCTGTCGAAGAAGACAATGCCATGATCAACAGCTCTGCTTTCTTGACCAACCCTAAAGTCATCGCGGCTTTACGGACTGTTAGCAAGCAAGCGTCTGGTGTTGAAGGCAACTTCATCATGGATCCAAACGGAACGATCTTAGGAACTAACGTAGCTTCTAGCACCTTAGTACCTTCTGATCTGTCTAAAGGAACCGGATCAAACTTGTCTGCAATGCTTTACGGCGACTTCAGCCAAATCATGCTCGGCTTCTGGTCTGGCGTAGATGTTGTAGTCGATCAAGCTAGTTTGTCTACTTCTGGCGGTACGCGATTAGCGTTCTTCCAAGACTTAGACGTAGCGTTGAGATACCCCGAATCTTTCGCGGTAATCAAAGACATCGTTGCAAGCTAATGAGAACGGGGGGTTTCGGCCCCCCAATCTTATGGGAGTTATTATGGAATTAGTTATAAAAATGCCTTGTCACGTTCACGGTGTTCCTAGAGCAATCGGTGACGTGGTTTTAGTATCTTCAGCGGAAGCCCGACAGTACATCAGTTCAGGTCATGCCGTAGAGTTCACCAAAGAAGAAAAGCCTGTAAAGAAGAAGGCTGTTGAGAAAGTAATTAAGCGATGAGCTTAGAATTTGATGCTGACTTTGATGGATACTTTGACGTGCTTGGTCATGGCGTGTCTTGTACCTTTACGCCTTCAGGTGGGTCAGCATCGACGATTAAAGTTATTTTAGACCAAGAGTATTTTGAGATTCCTGGTCAAACTGTATCAGTAGAAGGTCTTCAGCCGATGGTTTACGGCAAAGCAAAAGACCTGAGAAATGCTGCCCATGGCGATACATTAGCCTTCGCAGCGATAAAAGATTTAGATGGCAATACCATCAAAGACGCTACGACATATAAGGTCGTCAACGTTCAACCAGATAATACCGGAGTCGTTGCTTTGGCTCTTGAGGCTCAGTAATGGCTGATCATGTTCGTCAACAGATACGAGAGCGTATCGCTACTACGATTACCGGATTAACAACAACTGGATCGAACGTCTATCAGTCAAGAGTCTATCCTTTAGACTCGGTTAGTTTACCGGCATTATTGGTATATACCTTATCAGAAGGATCTGAAGTAGATACCATGGGTAGCAGTCTTAGTCTTAACAGGACTCTGAGTGTTGCCATAGAAGGATATGTCAAAGTAAACAGTGATTTTGACGATGTTGTTGATGATATATGCAAAGAGGTCGAAGCAGCATTAGGCGCAGATAGAGCGCTAAACAATCTAGCTAAATCTCAGAACATTACGTCAACAGAGATTCAGTTTAATGGTGAAGGAGATCAGCCTGTAGGTGTTGTTACTATGACTTATACTGTAGTCTATAGGACGACAACTACTGCTCCAGATATCGCAATTTAAGGTGTATACTATGAAATTAACAAGTCCAGACGGTAAAGTTGTTGTTGATGCTCATCCGTCTCAAGTTGAATCCATGCTGGCTAAAGGTTGGAAGTCAGATAAAGTAAAAGGCACAGTTGAAGCTAAAGTTGGTAAGAAGGCTAAGACTGAGAAACATGAAGACAAGGAGTCTGAATAATGGCTACACATATCGGAAGAGATGGAATCATCAAGGTCGGCAGTAATGCCGTTGCTGAGTTGCGTTCATTCTCAATTGAAGAAACCGCAGATACTGTTGAAGATACAGTAATGACAGATACTGCTCGATCTTTCATCACCACGCTTACTTCTTTTACCGGAAGTGCTGATGTTTATTGGGATGAAACAGATTCGTCAGGTCAAGGCGGTCTAACGATTGGCGCAAGCGTCACTATTGGGTTTTACCCAGAAGGTGATGATACTGGCGATACGTATTACACGGGTACTGCTTTGGTAACTGGCGTAAGTCGTTCGTCTAGTTTTGACGGGATGGTTGAAGCATCAATCACGCTTCAAGGTTCTGGTGCATTGACTAGCGCGACAGCTTAATGAGTAAGCTAATCGATCAAGCTATTGCTCATTTTAGTGAGCGCGAGATTCGCAAATTAGAAATACCCCAATGGGGAACAACTATTTATGCGAAGAATCTAACTCTTGATGACAAGGCTCGATGGTTAGCCAGGGCTGATGGTGACGGTACGGATTATATGATCTATGCCGTCATCTTAGGCACAACTGATGAAAAAGGTGACGCGGTATTTACCTTAGAGGACAAGGTTTCTCTTCGTAAGAAAGTAGATCCAGATATTGTATCTGATATTGCTAACTTCGTTCTTAATATAGAAGGGACAACCGAAGAGGAACGCGAAAAAAACTCCTAAATCCTCAAGGTGAACCAACTCAATTGTATATGATGTA